ACCGCGAATTGGTTGTTGAATGCCATCCCGTTGCGGAGACTGACCTTTGATTTGAATGTTTCTATACCCGCCATTTAGTCGCCTATCATGTTCTTAGAGTCGGAGTAGACCTTCTGGTTACTCGCGTAACGGAAATCTGCTGTCGGTAGAAATGTTGCGATCTCCCACTCAGGGGCGGGAACCATCGCGAACTTGCCGTCAACGTGTTTGTTCAGATAGTGTTTAAAACACGGTCTGAAGTGCTTAAGTTTTGCGGTCTTGGTCAAGAGTTGATAAGACGCCTTGAAACGGGTAGTCTTGTCAAACTTAGTGTTGTTGGTAATGTCCATCAACGCGTCTAACATCTTTGCACGTAGTACCGGAGGTAGATAGTGAAGGTTCAACCCATAGAACCCATCCTTCGCCGGACCCACTACAATGATTAATGGGAACGCATCGTAGTAGGGTAGTTTCTTTCGGTCGTTCTTAAACTTAGGATCGTAGAAGAACATATACATGTTGCCCACGACCTCTTGTCCGGTCTTCTTGAGTGGATCCTCATCCATCAAGTCCTCACGCTTGATACTGCGCATGTTCTTGATCTTGTTCTGAAACCATCTGCGGGATTCCTTGGTGCGAGGTGTGATACCCGCACGGAACGCCTGTAGCTCTAAGTTCTGGAATATTTTAGACATGTGACCCTTGTCCTAAAACCTGTCTCTCTATTTATACACGTTTTTTACGTTTTTTGAGAGGGGGTATCTTTTTGAGTGGTTTCTTGGACTTGAGGGGCCGCGCAGCCTTGGGCATGATACCCTTTGAGGTGAGTTCTTTCTCTGTCCAGATCTCGAAGTGGTACCCACGGTCCTTCGCGTACTCGACTGCCGCCTTCCACTTGGATTGGTTCTTGATGTATGTAAGACCCTCTGTCATGAGTGTCTGTCGAGACTTGCCCTGCTTTTTCTCTGGTCGCTTTGTCTCCTTGGCAGGTTTAACCTCAACCAACACCACACGACCGGACTTGTACTTGATCACAAAGTCGACGAAGTATCGGTGGGGTTTCTTGTCGGTCTCGCAGATGTAGGGTATGATCAACTCCTCAGACATCCATTGGACCACGTCTGAGTTCTTGTCGCACCACATCATCACATACTTCTCCCACCCCGAGCGATAGACGATATCGTCGACGTTTCCCGCATACTTCTGCGGTTTGGTGGGTTTGTACTTCCCCTTATACGTTTTCATAACGTCTCAGTAGGACCATACAGTTGAGTCGGTCAGTGGAGGGGTAGTAGAACTCTCGCACTTTGCGATATGGGAAGTCGTCTCTGGCCAGTTGGTTGTCAATGACTGCCTTGGGATATAGGTCGCCCATACATCGAACGTAGTCGTCCACCAACATCCACTCGACACCCGCATCGGCACATAAGTCCATGTCCTGAATCATTCCCTTGGGTGTATGGTCACCATCAACGAAGATCATATCATACCCAGACACGTCATCGGGCGTCAGTTGGTGAGAGTCGCACAGAGTAAACTGGAATCGACTGTCGAACTGTTCCTTTATCTTCCGTGCATTGACCTCAGTGTGTGGATACATCCCGATGTCCGTGGAGTGTATTCGTACACGACGATCGACAGACAGGAACGTGTACGCACTGTGACCGAAGTTGAACCCGATCTCAAAGATGGTCTTGGCTTGCGTCATAGATAGTATACTCGCAAACGCCAGACACGTCTTGTTGTCAGGCAGTACGTGTCCCTCTATGGTCTCCCATCCCTCAGTCAGGAATTTAGTGTCGTCTACTAGGTTCATCGATTTTGTGTATAAATAGTGTAACGATATTTATAGAACCGCGAGTCCACTCACATGGTAACAGAAGAAACTAAGAAAGACGGGCCACTGTCATATCCAATACGTCAGGATAGATGTGCTACTTGGGTCACCTTCGGTATTAAGACTGTAGTCACCCCAGAAGAACAGGGGAAACAGGTATCTGACGAAAGTTCTGACGGCAAAGAGTCTAGTACAGTTACTGAAGTAGGAAAGAAAATGAGACTGTACCTACCGGCGGGATTTGCCGTTGCGGACTCATTGCAGTACACCAACGTAGACATCGGTACAACTGGTGCGGCAGCCCTTGCAGGTATGGGTGCAGCGGCCAGTGGTGAGGGAAGTGCGATCGGTAGTGTTGCGAAGTCTTTCTTTCAGGGGATCAAGGATGGTGTTGGTTCTATATCAGACCTTTTCGCCACTGGTCAAATGGACGCTATGGCAAAACTGTCTGTTGCTCGTGGTATCAATAGCACTAAAGACCTAATGACCGATGAAGTAAAACTGGGTTCTCAACTCGCACTACAGGTCGCATTGAACCCTAACTCTCGTGCCATGTTTAAGGGCGTCAACCTACGATCATTCTCGTTCGCATTCACGTTCGTACCAACGTCACCTGAAGAGGCAGAGATGGTCGAACAGATTATCTATCGATTCCGCTGGCACGCTTACCCTAAACCAATCAACATAGGTACGACCGGAATCACCGCAGGATTTGAGTATCCACACCTATTCACCATTGAACTAACACATGATGACTCGAAAGAGACGATAGGGACTAAAATCAAGGACTGTTACCTTGAATCGGTGACTACCGCATATAACCCATCGAGCATGGCGTATCACGCGGACGGCCGTCCAGTAGAGTATACCATGACTCTTAATTTCCGTGAGACTATCGCACTCACTCAAGAAGATATCGAGGTAGGTTACTAATGTATTTTAAAAACATACCAAACGTTCCTTATCGATTCGGTGACCTGAACGATGAGGCGATGATTACTAACCTAACCGCGTATAGTGAGATATTAGACACGGTCAAGGGTAACGCCGCATTCTATCAGGACTACTATATCCAACACGACGAACGTCCGGACCATGTCGCTTACAAACTCTATAAGAACCCTCAGTTGCATTGGACGATTTACCTCTTAAACCCCAAGTTACGCGAGAACGGTTGGCCACTGTCCGATTTGGAGGTTCTGGAGAAGGTTAAGAAACAGTACCCAGACACCACACTCAACACTAACGAAGATATCTCATCGACATTTCAGGTGGGTCAGGTAGTCACTGGTCAGATGTCCGGTGCATCCGGTGTTGTGGTACGTAGAAACCTAGACCTTGGACAGATCATTGTCAGCGTCGATTCCTCGTTGCCTCCATTCCGTACAGACGGTGAACGTATCACCTCAGTTGTGGGTGAGACGGTACAGGCCATTGATATTGTATCCAGTGAGGACGAACACCAATCCTTGCGTCACTACGTAGAGGATGTAGAGTATGCAGTAGAAGATGGTGAGTCTCTGACTCAACGTCAAGTGATCACTTCGCGTCTTGATCTACCAGAAGGTCTGTCTCTTGCAGAGGTCTCCCACCATGACCACTATGTCGCAGAGAATAACTCCCTTAAACAGATCCGCGTCGTGAGACCGGGCAACATCCGTGAAATCGTCAGTGCATTCATCGCCGCAGTAGGTTCGTAATGACAAAGATAACAGAGATCTCCACGCCTTTCGAATTCGCATCGGTAGAGATCGAGTCGAGTGCAAAAAAGAAGAAGAAGATCGAGATCAAGGCGATGGTAACCGACCTTGATATCTTCGAACACATCGACAAACCGTATTTGACCGCACAGATCATGTTCCGTGATATGAACGACTTCATGTCAGGTGACGACATCCGTGGGGGTGACATTGTACGCATCAAACTCAAGCAGACGATGTCTCCGACCAAGGTCTTTGTAGAGAAAGAGTTTCGTATCGACAAACTCATGGGATCGTCTCGTACTGACCTGAATAATAATGTCGAGGTGCATATCCTGCACTTGATCGAGAAACACTGGTATGACTCGACCGCCCAGAACGTCAATAAGTCCTATGCAGGAACGGCCACTACTATCCTACCTAAGATCGCTAAAGAATTTTTGGACGATCGTGATGTAGAGTCTTCCGGTGAGGATATCCAGAATATGAAACTCATCGTTCCGAATATGACCCCTCTGGACGCGATGTCTTGGATCAAGAACCGTGTAACCACCAAGGACGGGTATCCGTTCTATCTGTATTCCAGTATTATCAAGGACGAACTCCAGTTCAACGATCTCAAGACCATGATGGAAGAGACCCCTTGGAATAAGAAGAACCCGCACTCCTATATCGCTGCAGAACAGAACGATGAAGAGTCCGCGCGTGTACGTTCTATCAAGGCATTCAAACACAAGGGTACCGACAATCTACTGACACTCATTGACAAAGGTCTGGTCGGCGCGAAACACTCTTACTACGACGTTACCACCAATCAGATGCACCACATTACGTTCGATCTACATAAGGATGTCATGACCCGTCTCAAGGATGACCAGATACAGAAGGACAAACCATTCTATACCGAAGATCTAGGTCTTGAAGACACACCGTTCAATCAACTGATCTCAAGACACACCACACAGATCGGTGGAACCTCTGCCTACGACCAACCCTCTCTGAACGAATCTCCGTCAGAAGGACAGTATAGACTCAACGTTATCACCCGCGCCATGACTCTCCTTACTCAACATAATCCTATGTCTATTGTCGTCTCTGGTATCGACTTCGCTAACAAGACACATAACTCTGTTGGTAAGACTCTTGATCTCGCATTTCTCAAAACAGACGTTCTCAATAATAAAGACAATCCATACGATCAAAAGAAGTCCGGTACCTATCTCATCTATGCCGCTAAACACTCTTTCAAGATAGACGGATACGATGTGATGTTGTCCTGTATTAAACTCACTAATGGTGGTTACACATTATGATACCAAAACAATTCATTGAATACTATGGAGACCAAACACGCTGGTTCCTAGGTACAGTCGTCAATAACTCAGATGATCCTCTACAGATAGGACGCGTTCGAGTACGGATTTTTGGACTACATGACGGCGTGGAGAAGGATGAAGACCTACCGTGGGCCCAAATAGTGATTCCAACCATCTATGGAGTACACGAAGGTACAGGACAGTATCTGGGTATGCTAACGGGTACTAACGTATTCGGGATGTTTCTGGATGGACCCCAGTCTCAACTCCCCCTCGTGGTAGGTACGATTCCCAAGGAAAACGATAATAATCAACGAGCTACAGAGAACTATCCGTATAATAAGGTCTACCAAACAGAGAACGGACACTTCAAAGAATACGATGACACCTCTGAGAATCTCCGTATAAGAGAACAACACGCCTCTGGTACCTACACAGAGATGCAACATGACGGCAGTCGTGAGACCGTGGTGGAGAAAGACGAGTATATACGCGTTAAGGGTGATGTAAAGATCGTAGGTGATCTCGATGCAACTATAGAGATATCGGGTAACTGCACGGTCGTGATCGGTGGTGACGCGACGATAGAGGTTGCAGGCAGTGCCCTCCTAGACTGTCCATCCACGACCGTCACAGGGAATCTAAGAGTCGACGGTGAGGTCTCAGTGGGAGGCGATGTGAACACTGACGCGGGAATCTCACTGAATAAACATAAGCATAAGATCCTCAGTGGTTCCTCTAAGGGGACTTCGGACAAACCTGTATAAATAGAACCACGGAGGTTTCACTATGTCAGAATCAGTATTCTCAGTCGAAGACGGTAATCTATACAACCGTCCTATAACAAGTTCTGTTCCAAGAGTCAACAGTGACATCGACTGCGCGTTTGTTGCGCGTCCTAGTGGAGATCTCTATAAGAAGACAGCTGCCGCCTCAGTGAAACAGGCGGTGAAGAATCTGTTGATGACTAATCACGGGAGTGTACCATTCAAACCATTGTATGGTGCAAACCTAGGCAGTCTCCTCTTTGAACTTGATACTATGATGGAAGAGAGTGATATAAAGACTGTTGTTTCAGAAACATTACGTGACCATGAACCGCGAGTACGTCTACAGGAATGTAAGGTAGATCTCTACAGTGATTATAATGCGGTGAACATAAGAGTGACGTTTGAAATCATTACGACGTTTGAGGTAGTTACTTTGAACGTTGCCATTGCGAGGACAAGATGACAATAAAGAGTAGTGACCTAGACTTTGCGTCCATAAAGGAAAGTCTCATAGATCATTTTCGTAAGTATGACGAATACAAGGATTATGATTTTGAGGCGAGTGGTCTGTCTAGTATTATGGATGTGTTGGCATATAATACACACATCAACGGGCTGATCGCAAACATGGCGATTAACGAATCGTTTCTCAGTAGTGCACAGTTACGTTCATCTGCTGTTGCCCACGCAGAGACTTTAGGGTATACTCCTAGTAGTAGAGTGGGTGCCAATGCGCGTCTGACTCTCTCCACACCTACCACTGACGTACAACACACTCTACCCAAAGGGCATATGGTGATGGGTGACGTAGAAGGTGTCGCATTCAAATTCACTACTCAGTCAGACCATTATGTCACACGCACAGAGAATGGCAAGGACTTTTATGAGAATGTGATGGTATATGAAGGTGTGACCCGCACTAAGACTTTCCTTGCTAACGAGGGAGAGTCAGTCTATGTTATACCAGATCATAACCTAGATGTCAACAGTATGGTCGTAGAAGTTTTTGAATCCTTTGACTCGACTAATGGAGGTATAGTATACCAGAACATTCAGGATGTGTCAAGGGTTTCGTATGACTCTTATGTGTATATGGTGAAGGAGATCGCGAACGGATACTACGAAGTGTTCTTCTCTGACGGTAACGTACTGGGGCAAAGACCAAGTTCGGGGAATAAGATCGTCGTGACCTATCGCAGTACACGTGGAAGTGAAGCGAACGGGGCAGACACATGGACAAGTGGTCCATTATCGACGCCATCGACACCCCCCCTGCTTATGGCAGTTGAACAGGGTACCTTGTCAGGTGGGGGTTTAGAACGCGAAGGAATTTTATCAATCAAAAAGCTCGCACCAAAAAAGTTCACTACTCAAAACCGTTTAGTCACCGCAGATGATTACGCTGCGCAGATCCTTGCGAACTACAGTGCAGACATACAGAATGTTTCGGTGTGGGGCGGACATGATAATGTGCCCCCTGTCTATGGTAAAGTCTTTGTCTCTATCGACTATAATGATGGCATAGAAGAATCACGACAGTCACTGGTACAGGATTCTATTCGCACAGAACTGACAGACAATCTTTCTATCATGTCGATTGATACGGAGTTTGTAATTCCTGCCATTACTCAGTTAGAACTACGTACACACTTTAACCTAGATCCTACGACGAAGGTAGGCACCCCCGAAGAGAATGAAAGTAAAGTATCTCAGTTCATTGAAGATTGGGTGAAGGATAATCTAGGAACATTCGGTAAGACATTCCGTCGTTCAAATCTATTATCAGAGATTGATGACATTCATCCTAGTATACTTAACTCTCGTATGGATGTTAAGTTGAATACATTTGTGGTGGTTACATCTTCTGTAAACAATCCATTATCTTATACTGCGAATTTGCCAGTACAGATTGGGACTCCTGATAAGGATACCTATACAATTACTTCGAGTCAGTTTGGATTCAATCAAAAGGTATCTGTTATAAAGAACAAACTAGGATCGAATGTATTGCAGATCTTAGACATGGATAACAATGTATTAGTACCGAACATCGGAACTTATGACAGTGCAAAAGGTACCATCAACATTACGTCCTTCTATACAGATGAGTTGTTTACCATTGTTAAACTGACAGCATTACCAGCCAATCCAAGTACATTGCGTCCACTGCGTAACCACATCTTTGAATTAGACACAACACTTTCCACAGTAACTGCTGTGATTGATGACGGGAATATCAAGGTCTCATTATAATGCCTATACTCACAGACGATCGTAGAGGAGCGGTATCGTTTCATTCCAACACTGTTAGGAATGCGTTACCCGATTTCTTCGACGAACATTATCCCCAGTTCATAGGATTCCTAGAGAAGTACTACGAGTACATGGAAGGGAACGAGGTGGGTTCGTTTTCGAAACAGATACAATCGTTATTTGAGTCTCGTACTATTTCTAATTTAGAAGGGGAGTCCCTCGACTTATTACTGGGGGAATTAAGTGACGGACTGGAGTCCCGTTCCTTCTACTCTAGTCCAAATCTCATAGCAAGACTGTTAGCGGATCTTTATCGTGCGAAGGGCACAGAGATGTCCCTCGAACAATTCTTTAAGGCGTTCTTCGGTGAGGAAGTCGAGATACACTATCCGAAGAATGATATGTTCATCGTCGGTCAGTCGAAGTTATTCGGTAAGGATCATTCGCCGTTAGAAAATCACGCGGGCGAAAAAATCCGTAATCGCGGTTATCTGCGATTCGAAGATTACAAATACATTCAGGATAACGAACGTTATCAGATCTTCTCGATATTACTGAAGACAGGTTTATCCTTTGCAGACTACGAAGAACTCTATAAAAAAATCATTCACCCTGCTGGTTTCCATATCGCGAATGATATCATACTCACCGCGCTGGCAAAAATCGGCGTCCGTTCCGGACCAACAACCGATCCACTCGAAGTACCGAATTATCCAATATTGGTACAAGACTCCGTAGACATTCATATCGATTCACTCTACGCACTACTGACGATGCGAGAAACCGATCCAGTGGATATCGCATTCATTCTATCCTCAATCGAAACACTGTCACGTTATGAGGACGTGACCATCGATCGTCTGAACCAAGTGTATAGTTCAGTCGCAGAGTGGGCAGGAACGTCCTCACAGACAATGGACGACCCGTCTGTATTGATGAGTGGTGACTATGAGATGTTAGACGAAGGAGAATCTGAGTCGACCATTGATTTGACCTATGGGACTCCTACCAAGTTAGAACCCGCGCAACCAATGCCTGTTGCTGATCCAGAACCAGAACCGGAGCCAGAACCTGAACCAGAACCAGAACCTGAACCAGGCGGCGATCCGGAACCAGAACCAGAACCGCAACCACAACCAGCATTACCGAATAACGTGAGTCACTATCGCGAGACGTTCCCTGTCTACAAGTGGACAGAGTATGATCCTACCGACGAAGTGACTGTGATCTGGAACGACCAAGTCATTTACCGTCTGGATGATCTGGACACCTATCCGATTCGAATCATTGGACCGGACGGTGCGACATACGAACGTGGCGACAAAGAAGGATTCAACTTCAACGGCGATTGGTATGGTGTTATCCGTGTTGATCTCACAGAGGTTCCTGAACCAGAGCCTGAGCCACAACCTGAACCAGAACCACAACCTGAACCGGAACCACAACCTGAACCGGAACCAGAGCCAGAACCAGAGCCAGGTCCAAACCCTGAACCAGAACCAGAACCAGAACCAGAGCCTGAACCAGAGCCTGAACCAGAGCCTGAACCAGAACCAGAGCCTGAACCAGAATGGGAATATGATAGACAATCACCAGAGTACTTCTGGCAAGAAACGACAACTGCATTTGGCGGAATGTATTTCCGATTGTGGTTCGTATATTGGAACGGCGAACAGAAAGTACCAACAGATCAAATATCAAGAACACTAAGTACTCCATGGTCTACAACGTTAACCGCTGACGGACAGACCTTTACGCGAGAAGATACTCCTTTCTCAACAGAGTCTCCATCATCGCGATATGGAACTTCTACAGTAAACTACTATCGTTTGAAGTCTACGCAACCTGCACCGACTCCAACGGATCCAACGATACCATCCGATCCTAATCAAAACATAGCAGGTAGCGGTGGTGGATCAGACGATGAGTTCACCGAAGACGGAAATACATTCTCTCAAGAATAAATAAAACATTACTATCAAGGGTTAGATAATGTCAAGACAAACAATAAACACAGGACAAAGCGCTAACGATGGGACAGGTGACAACCTACGTTCCGCTGGTGAGAAGATCAATGCGAACTTCCAAGAGTTGTATAGTTTAGTAAGTACAACAGGAGGCATCACGCTTGAACAGATCAGTCAGTTCATTACTACGGCTGTTGACAATGCCATGGTCGGTGTTGATCTCTCCGATGTTGTGGCGAACCAAACTGCGATCACTGCTCTACAAAATCAGGTCAACCAACATACGGTCATCATTACTGATCTTGACAGTGATGTCGTTAACTCGACCTTTGTCGATACTTCTGGTATTGATACCAATGCACTTGCACTCGCTGCATTACTTTCACAGGTCAATGCAGACTCCGATGCTCTTGTAACTCTAACCCAAACCGTTTCTCAGATTGAGTCCGACCTGCTTACTGTCGTAGACCAAGATGACATTGACGCTGCAATCAATTTAGCGATCGTGAGTCTTGCGTCTCGTATTGACGCAGACAGTGATGCACTTACGACTGTCAGTGGAAACGTTCAGATACTTCAAGGATCGATAGACGGACTAACGAATCAAGTAAACTCAATTGATCTATCAGGCATCACAACCAATGCTGCCGCAATCCTTGCATTGTCCGGTAGTCTTGACAGTGCGAACGCAAACCTGTCGTCTCTGACCGACCAGCTGTCATCCTTTGACTCCGACCTATTGGTGCAGGCGACAAGTCTTGCATCTCTATCTACGTTGATCAATCTTTCGGATAGTGACATCGATGCACTGACGTTGCGTGTCCAACAACTGGACTCCGACTTACAGGGACTAGACCTAACTACAATTTCACAAGCCGCCAACGCTGCTGCATTCGCCAACGTCGATAGTGACATCGTCGAACTCGCTGCGAGTTTAGATACACAGGCATTACAGATTGCGTCTAACCTAGACAGTGCGGTGTTAAGTCTTGCGGCGGAGATTGACGGAGATGTCAATACTGCGGTCACTACTATTACTCAGTCTGTCGACTCTGATCTTGGTATCATCTCTCTACAAATCGATGCCATTGAAGAAGATATTAACGGAATCGACGGAGATATTTCTAGTGCGACCTCTACTGTGCGTTCGGATCTACTTGCACAGATCGCATTGACCGATAGTAATCTATCGGCATTGTCTCAGAGTCTAACATCACTAGAGACTACCGTCAACAATCTTGACATTTCTGGTGAAGCAGTTAACGCAACTTCGGGGGCGATAGATGCTCTTACTACCCGTATCGATGCAGATAGTGATTCTTTAGTTACGTTATCTTCTAGTGTAACTTCACTTCAGTCTCAGGTTGATGCGATTGATGTGAATGGAGAAGTTACTGGAGCAGTATCTACAGCAGTCAGTACACTAGAAACAAGAATAGATCTCAACTCCGATGAGTTGGTTGCATTGTCTCAAGATATCGTCGACCTAGAAACTCGTGTGGGTAACGACACAACTACTGCCGTGGCGAATGCAACGCAAACATTACAGACACAGATTGCACTTACAGATTCAGACGTTGCAGTTCTATCAACGGCGGTCACTGCATTAGAAGCAGACTTGGACAACATAGACCTAACAGGTATCGCCGCAAACTCAACTGCAATCGACAGTCTAACTACACGAGTCGATGCAGACAGCGATTCACTATCCACATTGTCCAGCTCAGTTACTACACTACAATCAACAGTAGACGCGATTGACTCTGACTTCTTGATTAGTGGTACTGCTTCTGCACGTGAAGAATTACTGACACTTATAGAACAGTCTGAGGGTGCGATTGACTTACTGGCGGCAGACATTACAACACTAGAGACTGCACTTGCTACGGCAGGGGTTGACTCTTCTTTTGTTACTAACCTAATAGCCACAGCAGAACAGGGACTTCAAACTCAGATCACTGCAACAGACAGCAACCTAAGTGTGGTGAGTGCAGATGTCACTGACCTATCGTCTACACTCTCTGCTGCTGATGTCGCATTGGGTGTTCGTATAGATGGTGAGTCGACTGCACGTCAATCTTTAGAGACTCGTGTCGATCAAACTGAAACTGATATCACTGCACAATCTACAGACATCACCGACCTAGCATCAAGTCTGGATCTAGTGGACTCTGACCTACGTGCACAGATCGCTGCAGAGGCAACTGCTCGTAACGCACTGACCACACGAGTGTCACAGGCGGAAGGTAGTATCACCTCACAGTCTCAGGAGATCACCACACTGGGTTCGCAGATCTCTTCGGTTGATTCTGACTTAGGAGTTCGTATCGACGCGGAGGCGACTGCACGTCAATCCCTAGAGACCACCACAACACAACAGGGTACGGACATCTCTACTCAGTCTGCTGCGATCACACAGTTACAGACAGATCTAACGACCGGACTGTCAAATGCAACTACTGGTGCGAGTCAAGAACTATCAACTGCGATCAACGCGACAGACAGTGACATCACTGCATTGTCTACAGAGGTAACGAACCTATCCGCTGAACTGACTGCACTGGACTCTGATACGGGTGTCGCTATAACGGCTAACTCAACTGCAACTCAGAGTCTTGATACTCGTGTCACACAGACAGAAAACTCTATCTCTTCACAGTCGACTGACATAACCAGTCTTCGTTCAGACCTAGACGCGATCGATCTATCAGGTATCGCATCCAACGCGACTGCACTGGAGTCGTTGACGACTCGTGTCAACCAAGATAGTGATAGACTATCGACCGAAGCATCTAAGATTGTTGACCTAGAAGCAGTCATTGCTCAAGGGGTCGACTCTGACGCAGTACTTGCGATTGCTGCACAGGCAACACAGTCACTAGAGACTCGTGTGAATCAAGACAGTGATAATCTGTCCGCGCTATCGAGTGACGTGACTACACTATCCAATTCGTTGACGGATGCGCAGAACGACATTGCGGCAAACACAAGCGCAACTCAAAGTTTACAGACACAGATCACTGCAACAGACAATGCGGTTTCTGCTGTCTCAGAAGACGTAACAAATCTATCCTCACAGGTAGGTAATATAGATCTAACAGGCATCGCTGCTAACTCAACTGCGATTGATAGTCTAACGACTCGCGCAAATCAAGACAGCGACCGACTATCTACAGAGGCAGCGAAGGTTACTACACTTGAGTCCAACGTCGCAAACCTAGAAGCGGCAGACTCCGCGAACGCAACCGCAATCCAAAGTTTGACAACGCAGGTCGCACAGAAGGCGAACACTTCCGATGTCACTGCGGTATCACAGGCGGTCACAGAACTTGAGGCCGAACTGTCTGGATTTAATCTGTCAGGTATCTCTGCGAACTCAACTGCACTACAAGAACTTACTACACGAGTTGATGCGGACAGCAATGGGTTGACTGCATTATCAAGTGATGTCACTGCATTAGAAACTCGTGTTACTGATACAGAGACCGGACTAGCGGCAGAGACTACTGCGCGTGAGTCACTAGAAACTACAGTGACCCAACAGGGTAACACGATCGCTTCGGAAGCGGCAAAGATCACGCAACTAGAAGCATCACTTGACAACCTAGACATTACAGGCATTCAGGCAAACGCCACTTCATTGCAAACTCTAACCTCTCGTGTTGATGCAGACTCTGATAGAATAGACACTGTCTCTTCAGAAGTCTCTTCTTTAGGTGCAGCGATCAATGCGGTAGACCTGTCGGGTATCGATTCCAACTGGACTGCGATTACTGCGAACGCAGACTCACTAACAAGTTTGACCTCTCGTGTCACTGCGACCGAAGGATCGATCACGAGTATTAGTCAGGATATCACAAGTCTATCGGCAGACCTAACCACAGCGGAAGGACAGATTGCCACAACCTCTGGTGCGGTCAGTACTCTAACAGCAAGAGTAGACGCAGACAGTAATGGTCTTGTGTCTCTACAGCAAGACGTAACTGAACTAGGTGGTCGTATCGATGATACAGAGTCAGGTATCTCTGCGGAGACAACTGCACGTGAAGCACTAGAGTCAACGGTCACTCAACAGGGTAACACTCTAACATCGGAAGCGGCGAAGATCACTGCATTACAATCGACAGTCAATACCATCAATGGATCATACGTAACACAAGGCGTAACGGACTCATTGACTTCTCGTGTGAATGCGGACTCCGACAAACTATCTGCGGAGGCGGCCAAGATCGTTTCACTAGAAAGTACTGTAGGTACAATCAGTGGAACAATGGCGACTGCTTCAGCAGTAAATGCTTTGGAATCTCGTGTCGATGCGGACAGTGATAGCATTGCAACCATGCAGTCAGACATCACGTCGCTTGGTACTGAGATCGATGGAGAAAGAACCGCAAGAGTCAACGCATTGTCTACTCTACAAAGTCAGGTGAACTCTGAAGCGGGTGAACTGAATACATTACAGTCACAGGTCAATAGTCTATCGACAACGGTCGATGAGAAAGCAACTATTACTGCATTGAACTCGTTGTCTTCGGAAGTAGACGCAAAGGCAGACGGATCTGAACTATCATCTCTACAATCAGATGTCACTTCCCTCACAACCACAGTCAATGGTAAGGCATCTACTTCAGCAGTCTCTGCACTAGAATCTCGTGTTGATACAGACAGTGATAGTATCGTGTCTATTCAATCAGACATCACTACATTGACCACTACCATAGGCACTAAAGCATCGGCTTCTGCGGTAAGTTCATTGCAGTCTCAGGTGAACGATGAGGCAGGTATCTTAGACGCGTTGCAGTCAGATGTTAGTTCACTGACCACTACGGTCAACGGTAAGGCATCTGCCTCTGCGGTCAGTAGTCTACAGTCGCAGGTAAACAGTGAAGCGGGTAACATCGATACCTTACAATCGGACGTTAGTTCACTGACCACCACGGTAAACGGTAAGGCATCCACCTCCGCAGTATCTGCACTAGAGGCACGTGTGGACGCTGATAGTGATAGTATTGTTTCGATTCAATCTGACATCACCACACTTACAACTACCGTCAACGGTAAAGCATCCGCATCTGCGGTTAGCAGTCTACAGTCTCAGGTAAATGATGAGGCGGGAATCCTAGACGCACTACAGTCAGATGTGACTGCATTGACTACGACTGTCAACGGTAAGGCATCTGCCTCTGCGGTCAGTACTCTGCAACAACAAGTTAATGACGAAGCAGGAATCCTAGATGCACTACAGTCCGACGTTACCGCGTTGACAACCACGGTCAATGGTAAAGCATCTGCTTCTGCCGTTAGTACTCTACAACAACAAGTTAACGATGAAGCTGGAATATTAGACGCATTGCAATCAGATGTAACTTCATTGACCACAACGGTAAACGGTAAGGCATCCGCATCTGCGGTTAGTACTCTGCAACAACAGGTTACAAGCGAAGCGGGAATCCTAGACGCGTTACAAACTGAAGTAACAAATCTAACAACGACAGTTGGTACTAAAGCATCATCAAGTGCGGTGGCCACACTAACAAATCAGGTCAATGATAACGAGGCAGGATTATCTGCACTAAACAGTGACATCACTACACTGGGTACTACCGTTGCGGGTAAAGCATCGACATCTTCTGTCAGTACTCTATCTGATCGAGTCACTGCAACAGAATGTAGTATCTCTACCATTCAGAGTGCGGGATATGTCCTATCGAGCGAAGTAGATGGTGTCGTTGCGACTGCGACTAACCAATTGTCTCAGCGCGTGACTGCCGTTGAGGGTGGACTAACAACGATCGAACAGGAGTATACAGTTGGTCTGGACAATAATGGTACGTTCACCGGATTCAACATTGTTAATGGTACGGACAGAAACTCGTTTATCGTTCAGTCGGATGATTTCAAGATTAAAACAGATGGTGGAAGTAAGACACCATTCGCAGTTTCGGGTAATACGGTGACATTGTCCAACACGCAGGTCACAGGAAATCTAAATGTAGGTGTTGGACAGACAGGCGCAAGAACAGAAATTACCGATGACGGAATGAAGGTTTATGATACTAGTGGTACGCTTCGCGTAAAATTAGGATTATTATAATACATATTTTAACAAACCCCCTATATAGTAAATAGGGATTTTTAACAGGACAATATAATGCCAGCTATTGTTAGACAACCATTGCGAACTGAACTCGCAAAACAATTACTGGGAGAGATCCATTCGGAGACAGATCACTACTACATCGGTATAGGCAAATCGGACAAGTTCGGTGAAGCAGACGTAGTGGTTCCGCCAGTGGATTCCCCACAAGAAGAACGAGAGTTTAGACATAATCTGCAATCAATCAAAAAGGTAGAGGGTGCGATCATGGTCGCCCGTCGAGTCAATTGGACAACAGGTACT